CCAGATACTATGGGTAGTGGTTTTACAGTGAGCGCTGGTACAAATACAGCGACTACAACTATTACACAAGGTGATACACTAACTTTAGCTGAAGGAACAAATATTACTACAGTTTCTGATCCAGACGGTACTATAACAATTAATTCAACTGATGAGTTTCAAGGAACAGTTACAACTGTAGGGTTAACACATTATGGTGACGCATTTGTAGTTGGTATAACAAATGCAACTACTACACCGGCTATAGCTATTACACAAAAAGTAGGTGCAACAGCTGCTGATTATATAAATGGAGTAGGTAATATAGTTCCGTTTCCAACAATACCAACAGGTACAGTAAAAAGTGTTAGTTGTTCTGTTAGCGGTGATGCATATACTGCTAGTGTAGCTGATGCTAATGTCGATCCGGTTATTACTATCGCTCCTCAAGGTAGTGCTAGTCAATACATCAATGGAGCTGGTGATTTAATAACTTTTCCAACTATACCACAAGGAGATATTACAGCTGTTACAGCGGGAACAGATTTATCAGGAGGTGGAACAAGTGGAGCAGTAACTCTAAATAATACTTCTGATTTAGCTAGTGTTACTGGTAGAGGTGCAAGTACATCTACCGCAACTAATTTTACAGGTAGTTTAACTGTTAATGGTACAGGGGCTGGAGGTTATTTTTATGTTAGTGGTAATGCTGGAGGTGCTGCAAATCCAACCAATACTCAAGGTATGGCTTTTGCATATAATAACTCTAATGGATCTGCAGAAAATAAATTATATTTTAATCCAGGATCAACTACAGCTTCAGCAAATAATGGTAAGTTTTTTGCAATAGTTAATCAGTACATGGATTCAGCTAATTCAAATGCTAGATCAACCGAAGTTAATGTTGCAAAATTTTATGGTGATGGCGATATGGATATTCCTGGTACTTTTACAGCAGGCGGAGATGTTGTTGCTTTCTCAGATGAAAAACTAAAATCTAATGTTAAAACTTTAGATGGTTCTAAGGTTTATGATATGCACGGTGTATCATTTGATAAAGACGGTAAAAAAGGATCTGGAGTTATAGCTCAAGAATTAGAAAAAGTTGCTCCAGAATTAATACATGATGAAGGAGAATATAAAGCTGTTGCTTACGGAAATATCTCAGGATATTTAATAGAAGCAATAAAAGATTTAAAAGCTGAAATAGAAGAATTAAAAAAGCAAATTAAGTAATGGCGTTACCAGCATCAGGAATTATAAAAGCTAGCGATATTAATCTTGAAGCAGCTCGAGCTACAAGTGCAAACGCTCCCTTAGGTGTTCAAACAGGAACTGCTGGCGCAGGATCTTTAGTAAAACTATATGATGATGCAACACCATCACCTGTTGATCAAAATTCTCCTTATGCTTATTCTGATTTTTATGGTAAATCATATACACCACCTGTAATAGCTTGTGGAACTTTGTTAAACCAAGGTGGAGGTCAAGGTTATTTTGAAGGTGAATTAGATTTTAGCACAACAACTGGAGCTATAGTCGTATATTTTTATGTATCTGGGGTTCCAGATGGTGTATCTTTTCTTTACAATAGCGTTACATATAACACACTAACTTCTAACGCAGAAGGAAGAATAACAGCTGCTTCCGGTACTAATAACATTGTTGGTTCAGGTTCTTCTTCTACTGAAGCTGCATTAATAGCTGGTAGTCCTTATACATTAACTAAATCAGTATGGAATGGTACAAGTTTTGGAGTTACTGGAAATACTGAAAGTGGCTTGATAGCTGCGGCTACAAATATAAATTTAGGAGCAGCTGGCTTATCATATACTTTGGTAATACCAAAATCAGCCGCATCACCTTCTACTGGTGTTTTAAAAATACTTGGTAATCCTTTAGGAAGTACTGTTTGGATAGTAAGTGCGCCCTGTCCTATAACGTTACCTAGTTTTACTACAAACAGTGTGGCGGTTAGTTCAACCGTAGCTTGTTGCACTGCAACTCAAAATCAAACTTATTATTTTGCTAGAAACGCAACCCTAAGTGGAAATAGCTTCGTGATAGACACTAATACTTTACCTCAAGTAAATAACTTTGTATTTTCTAATAGCACAGGTGCAACAGCTTTAGCAAATGGATATTATAAAATAAACTCAACTCAAGCTTTATATGTTCAAAACGGAGTTGTTGATAGTATTGTTACTTGTCCTACCTGTCTAACACCTTATAGTTCTTCAACTGACAGTGTTTTTAATGGCGTTTGTCCTCTTGATGGATCTAATCCTCCAGCTAATCAAACTTATTATCACAATGGATCTGGAACATTACCAGCAACAGGCGATAGATGTTTTAGCGACGCGGCTGGAACGTCTGTATTAGGTTCTGGTTATTATTATTTAACTGGTACAGGTTCAGGAAATAGAACATATATTCAATTAGATAACAATGGGGATGTATTATTTGGCTACCCACAACAATGCTAATACATGCAAAGTGTAAATTTTAAAGAAAACAAGTGATAATACAAATATACCGGCCCGGTGTAGGGCATTAACCAATAGTAATTTAAAACCAAAACCAATGACACTATTTTACCAGACTAATTCGTGGACTAGTCAACCACAAATTTCAGACGAAACCTTAAACCTATGGAAGCATGTAGCCAAAAAGAAAAACTGGCGAATTGTTCAACTACCAAACGGTTTTTATCAAACTGAATACCTAGATCCAAACAAAAAAGATTCTTGGATCGATGCAACGAGACGTGAAACAATTGAAGGCGCTGAACAAGCAATAGATTCTTCAATAGAACATTATAAGAAAAAGTTAGCTTATATTCACGGACCACAAGTCGTTAAGACCTTTAAGTAAAAAATAAATTCAATCAAATCAAATTAAATTATGTCAGACGCAATAGTCAAAAACCTAAGCTTTGGAAACGAAGCTAAGGGTAAAGTATTTAAGGGTATAGATACACTCACAAAAGCTGTTAGCTCCACTCTTGGAGCTAGCGGTAAATGTGTAATAATGGAAGACGGAAAAGGTTACCCTATCATAACAAAAGATGGTGTAACAGTAGCAGATTCCATAATCTTACAAGACCCAATAGAAAACATGGGTGCAACTCTTTTAAAAGAAGCTGCAAGGAAAACAGTAAGAGAAGCTGGAGACGGTACAACTACCGCTACAGTGCTTGCTCACGCTATCTTAGATGCTTCCTATCAAACGGAAACAAATGTAAATAGCAGAGAGCTAAAAGAAGGAATAAACACCGCTGTAACTAAAGTTATAGAATTTTTAAAAGATCAAAGTATTACTGTAAAAAATAATATGATAGATCAAATTGCCACAATATCTACTAACAATGATAAAAAGTTAGGTAAATTAATAGGTGATGCTTTTAGAGAAGTTGGTGAAACAGGTGTTGTAACAATGGAACCAACAGAGGGTGGTGCTACAGAAATTGAAATAGTAGAAGGTGTTGAATACGCGAAAGGATATGCTGATCCAAATTTTGTTACAAATAAAGAAAAAAATACAGTAGAACTAGAAAATCCTTTAGTTTTAATTATGGATTCTAAAATAGAATCAATAAGACAGGTCCAACCAGTACTTGAACATGTTATAAAAAATAACAAATCTTTATTGTTAGTTGGAGAGGTACAAGCAGGTGTTTTATCTGCTTTGATTATGAATAAAATGAAGGGTAATATAAAAATTAATGTTATAGATCCTCCAGTTTATGGATTAAGAAGAAAAGAAATATTAAGTGATTTAGCTTTATTAACTAATTCTACAATAATAAATGAAGACTTAGGTGATGATTTAAATGTTATACAAGTTGATTATTTAGGTTCATGTATTAAAGCTACGTCTACATCAGACCAGACTATAATTCAAGTTGAAGAAGCTTCTGAAGAAATAGAAGATATAATTAGCAAAATAAAACAAGATCTTAAAAAGAAAAACAAAGCACACGTAGTGCTTGGTTTAGAATTAAGATTAGCTAGATTATCTGCAAAAGTCGCAGTTGTTAAGGTAGGTGCTAATTCTGCTATAGAATTAAAAGAAAAAACAGATAGAGTAGAAGACGCTATCTGCGCTACTAAAGCCGCAATAAAAGAAGGTATAGTTCCAGGAGGTGGAATTGCATTGCTAAACGCATCACACTCAATAAAGCCTATTAATCAAGGTGAAGAGATATTGTTAAAAGCTATTCAGTCTCCATTTAAAACCATTCTTAGTAACGCTGGTATAGATCCAGACAAACTAGGTAGCAAACAAAAAATCGGAATAGGATTAGATGTGGTTACAGGAAATATGGTAAACATGGTTGACTCAGGAATTATTGACCCTTTGCTAGTAACAAAAAGTGCATTAGTAAATGCGGCTTCTGTAGCTACTACAATATTATCTACTGATTGTGTAATTAATAATATGAGAGTTGATGAAAGCAATAGGTAGAAATTTAATCATACAAAAAGTAGAAGAAGGTACTACTAAAACAGAAGGTGGCTTATTATTAGCTGAGTTACATAAAGATGACATTAGGTACATAAAAGCTACTGTTGTTGATGTGGGTGAAGAAATAAAAGGTCTTAAAAAAAATGATATAATATTTTATGATAAACATGCTGGTCATAAAATTGAAATAAAAGAAAATATTTATCACGTTATAAAAGTTCAAGACGTGGTTGTTGTTTTGTGAAAAAGCTAGATGCATCAGAATTAAAAAATCTGAATTTGTTAAAACACTATCGTATAATACGTAAGTGGGCTTCCAAAAACAACAACCTTAGAGAAGCAGATCTAGAATTATTAATATATTTAGATTGTATAGATTTGTTTACTAAAAAAGATTTTGAATTAGGAGTTTACTCTTATAGCTGGGATAATAGACGATGGAGTAGATTAATTAAAAACGACTGGATAAAAGTCTGGAGAAATAGAAATAGAACTACTCAAAAATATAATATTTATAAAGTATCTTTTAAAGGTAAACAACTTATAAATAGAATATATAAAATAATGTTAAAAGAAGAAGAGCTTCCTACTAGCATTAGAAGAAACAAGATTATGAAAGGTAATTCATATATGGATAAAGTTATGATTACTTCTATTAAAAATGTAAATAAAGATATATGATAAATTTAGCACAATCAGCTCTAGGAATTGGATCAATAGGACGCGCAATTTCTTCTCAAGGTAGAAGCGGTTTTGAAACAAACGTTATAACAAAACTAGATAATATAGAAAGTAAACTAGGTGGTAACGGTGGTGGCGCTATGCCAGTTGAACAACCGCCAGCAATGCCAGTAGGTAATTTAGGTGGTAACTTAGCTCAGCCAGATCCTATTTTGCCAGAACCAGTAATACCACAAACTCAAAATGCAGGAGGTGGAGGTTTAGCACCAGTTGGTGGAGGTATGAACCCTATAGCTAACGCAAGTGTAAACGAACCATATCAAATGCCACAAAGTAGATCATTCATTTAAAAAAAAATATTATGCACAATCAAAAATACGATCCAGCAATGGAAAGATTAAAGCCAGGTAAACACGTTGGTATCGTGGGTGAGTCTCATATATGGGATGGGCCATTAGATCAAGCAGGTAGACCACACGGTATGGGCTCAAGCTCAGGAATAACAGGTATGCAGGTCTTAAAAGCTCCAGTACCATATAAACCTCTTAACGCCGTTTTGTGCGCTCAAAGAGACTAAAACAATATAAAAAATGGGATTATTTAGAACACAAGATTCGATCATAGGTAAAGCTATGCCTTTAACAGGTTTAGTTGGTACTCCAAATGCTTTACCAGCGTGGGTATTTCAAAATCAAACAGGAGTATTAGGTAACTTTTTAGATAGCTCAGTACTGTACGTAGGTGTTGCCGGAGATATATCGGTTATACTATCAGGCACTAGTTTAAATTCAGTTAGTACATTTGATTTAACATTTGCAGGAACTGGTTATACTAATGGCGCGCAGACTAACCTAGCAACAACATGCTCTAATAATTTAGCTTCAGGTTTAACTATAAATGCAACCGTAGCTGGTAACGCTATAACAAATCCTACCATAGGTAATTCAGCTGGTAGTGGTTATAATGTTGGAGATATAGTTACTATAACTGGTGCAGGAGGTTCAAACGCAACGCTAAGTATAACAGCTGTAAACGATGGCGTTCCTGTTTCTGCACAAGCACTAACATTTAAAGGAGTGCAAGCTGGTACAATATTACCAGTGGCTGTAGATTATGTAACCGCTTTAAACACTGTAACTGCCGCAGACATAATGGTAGGTAGATAATGGCAAATTTTTTGTTAAACAGACTTAGAGGTGCTGGTAAATCAATTACTGAGATAAGAGAAGAACCTGGTAAAAGTAACGCGGGAAAATATCCTAATGTATCACCAGATGAATTTGCTGGTCCAGATGGAACTTATCCTATCAATACTTTAGCAAGAGCTAAATCAGCTTTAAAACTAGCACACAATGCTTCTAATCCTGAAGCAATTAAAAATAAGGTGTATGCAAAATACCCAGAATTAAAATCTTAAATTATGAGTTATAATAAAAAAGGACACTACGGAGAATACAGTGGAAACTCAAGACATTCAAGGGTTACAAGTCATAATATGGCTGCTACTAAACGCGACGATGAAGCACATATGGAATATCTTAAAGAAGATGTAAAGTATGATAACAAACATGGTCACAGTGATATAGATATGACAGCTGATGAAAAGCATATATCTAAACTAGCTGGTGATCTTAAGTATGACGAAAAACATCATGGCGCTGGAAAAACAATAGAGCCTTCTAAAAAGACTGATAATCAAATACTAGAAAAGGATCTTGCTACTGGTTTAGTAGAGGGAACAGTTACTAGATATACAGGTAAACCATCTAAAGCAGTTAGTTCTTTTATTACTGGTGCACAACATCACCATGGAGATATAAAAGAATCACCAGGCGTACTTACTCAACTTACTAGAAGATTAAAAAATGATCAAACTGGTGGTTTTGCAATGGCTAGAAACTTAGGAACAACTATGCTTGCGTTGGCTCCTATACCTAGTCTTGGCAAAATAAACGCTGTTAAAAACATTGCATCAGCTTTTGGCAATACATCTAGGCAATATTTAAGAGGAAAAAATATGACTAAGATTCCAAATCCAATTCCAGAAAGTACTAAAACTTATAATAAATTGCAATACCCAATGGGTAAAGATGCTTTTAATAAGGTTCCAAAATCAAAACCAGTTGATTTTAAAGGCCCTAATCCAGCTCATAATATAGGTGCCGGTGGAAATAGTTATCCAAAATAAAAAACAGAGTAAACTGACAAATCAAAAACATTTAACATTTAACATTTAACATTTAACAAAAAAAAAAGATTATGGCAAATTACATTAAAATCAAAGCAGCAGACGTAAATGTTGCTAATCAACTTTCAGACGTATTAATTGGACACGTTGATTCTGTTTATCAAGGATTAGTAAACGGAGATGGTTCAGCTGACAAATTTACAGTTTTCGCTGACGGAAAAAGTTATTTATTCACAGTTACTGGAAAAGGTAAAGAGTGGGCTAATCAATTTATTTCAGCTGTTACTGCTAACCCAGGTGGTATTATGTCAATCGTACAAAACGATTCAGGCGTAAAAATAACTGATATAGTTATAGCATAATTATGCAGTCTCGAGGATTAGGCGATAGTATAGCTAAATTCACGGAAAAAACAGGGATTAAGACCGTTGTAGAAAAAGTTTCTGACGGTCTTAATATTCCTTGCGGTTGTAACAATAGACAAGAATGGTTTAACGAAAAGTTTCCTTATAAAAAATAATATGGCATTTAAATTAAAATCTCCTTTTAACCTAGATCTTTTAAGCACATCGATGTTTGAAAGAGATATGGAGGGTGATCCAGTTCACGCTAGAACACCTAAGAACGGGGTTATTATTTTAAATGAAGATTCATTTGCTATGGATAAAGATCCAAAGGAAAAACTAAAAACTATTGTTCATGAACTTGAACATGTAAGACAATACAAATCCGGTGATTTAGACTATGGTTATAATGGTGCGGGCAAAGAAGTAGTATGGTGGAAGGGTAAAGAATATGATTACTCTAAAATGGCTTCTGGAGATCCAAACCAACCTTGGGAAAAAAAACCTTATCAATTAGAAAAAAAATTAGACAAAAACAATTAAAATATATATCATGCCAAAAAATATGAAATACGACGAAGTTAGCGCAAAAGCTGGCTCGGGCAAAAAGAAAGGTGCTTCTGATTATAAAAAAGGAGCGGCTGAAACAGTTAAGCAAGAAAAAAAAGATCTTAAAAAAGATATGGAAGGCGGAATGAAAAACGCCGGTGACGTACCTGGAAAAAAAGGTGTCGCTAAACATCACGGTAACATGCCTAATAAAAAAGGCGCTGGAGATTATGATGTAAAAAAAGGTTCTCACGATCATCCACATAGTGGACCTGGTAGAATGGGTTATACTCAAAACTTCGGACCAGCTAGACAAAACGGTTATGCAAAAGGTGCTGCTAAAGTAGCTAAGATAATGGGTTATCCAGGTGCTGCTGACGCAGGTCATGGTGAGCCAGTTGGTCACGATCATCCCACTAAAACAATTACGTCAAGGGAAGTATCTGGTGGAGGATCTAATTCTTCTTCAAGTTCTGTAAGTAATAGTAATATTCCTAAAGCTACAGGTGGTGAACAAACTAAAGATATTTCTGGTTATATGACAGCTTTAAATAAAAGGTTTCCAAATACATCTGGAGCTGATTTAGCAAGTAAAAAATATATCTCTTCTGATATGATAAGTAATTACGATTCTAAATTTAAAAGTAATTCCACTAGCTCAAGTAATCCAAGAACGGTATCAGAAAGTTCTGAAACTACAGTTTCACCTATGTCAATGAGTGAAACATTAAGAGCAGGTGAAATACAAGATACAAACCGTGCACAAACTAATCGGTTTAACAAAGAAATAACAAATATTACTGCTTCTAATGATTCAATAAGTAAAGTTAATTCTTATCTAAACTCACTTCCACCTTACCAACAAAACGAGCCGAGGAAGTTGAAGTGGGCCAAGGTTTCGGGAGGAAGAGCTGCTTATGACACTCGTATTAAAAGTGGCGATTATAGTCGTGCAGAAGCTATGAAAATGTATAAAGAGGGACAAAACAAGAATAATAACCGTAACTTATAAATGTCTAAGCCAAAAAAGAAATTTGCAGAAACTACAGTAGGTAAACTATTGTTTGGTGCAGCATCATTAGTTAATCCTACTTTAGGTAATTTAATTAGTGGTGTTTCATCTCCTGCAGAAGCTATTGCTGCTATAGGTAAATCAAACGTAAGTAGTGAAGATAAAATAAAATTACAACAACTTATATTTGAACAGCAAAATAAAGAAATGGAAAGCATCACTTCAAGGTGGCAAGCCGATTCCATGTCAGATTCTTGGCTTTCGAAAAACGTACGCCCACTAGTTTTAGTATGGTGTATTATAGTATTTTCATTAGCTGGGATATTAGATAGTGTAGAAACAATACCTTTTCATATAGGAGAATTATGGAACGATACTTTTGAAAAAGTGATGATGTCCGTCGTTTTAGCCTATTTCGGCGGACGCACGACAGAAAAGGCGACAAGCTTATTTAAAAAGTAAAGAAAACCTGTAACTATAATAATAGTTAAATAAATAAATAAATAAATTAATTAAATTAAATTAAAATGGCAGAACAAAATGCAAAAATAACTGAAGAACAGTTAAAAGAAATTCAAGAAACTCAAGGAAAAGTAAATCAACTATTAAACCAAATTGGTTTTACTGAGGTACAAAAAAGTGCTCTTAAAGTAGAATTTAGCAAAGCTAATGAAGCAGCTGAAGATGTTAAAAAGAAACTAGAAGAAGAATATGGGCCAATAAACATTGATCTAGCTTCTGGTGAGTACACTATTGTAGAGCAAAAAGAAGAAAAATAAAGTGAATAACGTTGTAAGGAAAATCAGTATTGGATCTGATTATAAAAATGACGCTATGCATTACTCTATTGGACAACAAGTCTATGGAGGTCATGAGATAGCTTATATTATTCATGATACAAAAGATTCATCTTACAATATTCATATAAAAAAAGGAGATGAAATATTGCCATGGAAAAAATTTAATTCTAACATGGCAATATCCATCGAATATGACTTAGAATATTAATGCGAAGCTTGTATGATTTCATAGTAGAACCATTAGGCAATACATATGAAAATGAAATAGACATAGAAAACGTTAAAATAATATTAAACACTAAGATTGAAAGTTTTAAATTTGTAAATAATGTAGCTAAAGTAATTCAAGTTCCTTTAGCTTTTAAAACTAAAATTGAAAAAGGTGATTTAATTTTAATTCATCATAACGTTTTTAGAACCTTTTATGATATGAAAGGTGTAAAGAAAAAATCAAGATCTTTTTTTAAAGATAATAAGTATTTTTGTTCTTTAGACCAAATCTATTTATATAAAAGAAATTCAAAATGGATGTCAGTAAATGACAGATGTTTTATAAAACCTTTAAAAAACGAAAGTAAATTTAAGGTTGCAAAAGAGCAAAGCCTTATTGGTATATTAAAAATAGGCAATAGCTCATTAGAAGCGCTAGGAATACACGAGGGAGACACTGTAGGTTATACACCATACGGTGAATACGATTTTATCGTAGACAAAGAGCGTTTGTATTGTATGAAATCAAATGATATTGTAATTAAATATGGAAATAAAGAAAACCAAGCTGAGTATAATCCAAGCTGGGCAAGTTGCAGTTAAAGAATTAATTAAAGTTGCAAAAGAACCTATTATAGATTTTGGACCAGACATTTCCGCTGATCGTTTAAAAAACGCAGCAGCTACAAAAAAGCTAGCTATATTTGATGCTTTTGAAATACTACAAAGAATACAAGAGGAAGAAGAAATATTAAATGAAAAACCTAAAGAAGTTAAACAAGAAAAAAGCTTTAAAGGTTTTGCTGAAGGAAGATCTAAATAATGTACAAACAAACGTTATTTAAAGTACTAGAAAACCATATTAAACCCAAGGTTTTAAAAAGAAACAATAGGTATAAAAAATGGGAATACGGTTATAACCAAGAACATGACATGGTTGTAATTAGTAAAACTGGTGAAATAGGTGAAGTGTATGAAATACAAAATCTTAAAATAGCTTTACCTAAACAATCAGAAGATATAGTAAAATTTAAATTTAATAAATGGGAGAGAACCCCACTGCCTAAAGCTTTTAAACGTATTAAAACAATATTTGATTGGGAGGAGTATGATGTAGATTTTAAAGAAACATGGTATGATTATATTGACAAAGAGTTTGAATATAGGGAAAAAGGTTTTTGGTTTATTAATAAAGACAAACCTACTTATCTTACTGGTACTCACTATATGTACTTGCAGTGGTCCAAGATTGATGTTGGGAAACCAGATTTTAGGGAGTCAAACAGATTATTCTTTATATTCTGGGAAGCTTGTAAAGCCGACGATAGATCATATGGAATTTGTTACCTTAAAAACAGACGATCTGGTTTTTCGTTCATGGCCTCAGGTGAAACTGTTAACAGCGCAACAATATCAACCGATTCAAGATTTGGAATATTATCTAAATCAGGACCTGACGCTAAAACAATGTTTACCGACAAAGTTGTACCAATCTCGGTTAATTACCCGTTTTTCTTCAAGCCAATACAAGACGGTATGGACCGTCCAAAAACAGAATTAGCGTATAGAGTTCCTGCAAGTAAATTCACTAGAAGAAAGCTTGAAACAAACGAAACACTTAGAGAGCTTACAGGATTAGACACTACTGTTGATTGGAAAAATACAGGAGACAACTCTTATGATGGTGAAAAGTTAAAGTTATTAGTACATGATGAAAGTGGTAAATGGGAGAGACCTAATAACATATTAAATAACTGGCGAGTTACTAAAACAACACTACGATTAGGTAGTAAAATTATTGGTAAATGTATGATGGGTTCAACGAGCAATGCTCTTGACAAAGGAGGGGATAATTTTAAGAAACTTTATTATGACTCGGATGTTACCAAAAGAAACGCCAATGGACAGACTCGCTCGGGATTATATTCTTTGTTCATACCTATGGAATGGAACTACGAAGGATACATTGATGCTTATGGCATACCTGTCTTCAACACACCGGAAAAACCGGTTGAAGATCCGCACGGTACTAAAATAAATATAGGTGTAATAGAATATTGGCAAAATGAAGTTGATGGATTAAAAGGAGATCAAGACGGGTTAAACGAATTTTATAGACAATTTCCACGTACAGAAGAACATGCTTTTAGGGATGAGGCCAAATCTTCTTTGTTTAATCTTACTAAAATATATGAGCAAATAGATTGGAACGCTGATATTAACAATAGCAATGTAATTACACAAGGAAATTTTCAATGGGTTAATGGTGTTAAAGATACATCAGTAATTTTTAATCCTACAAATAATGGTAGATTTTTTATATCATGGGTTCCAGAAACTAATTTACAAAATAATGTAATTATTAAAAATGGTAAAAAACATCCTGGTAATGAACACATGGGTGCTTTTGGTTGTGATAGTTACGATATATCAGGTACTGTAGACAATAGAGGGTCTAATGGATCTTTACATGGTTTAACTAAATTTAGTATGGAGAACCATCCTGCTAATCATTTTTTTTTAGAATATATAGCAAGACCTGCTACAGCAGAAATATTTTTTGAAGATGTTTTGATGGCTTGTATATTTTACGGTATGCCAATACTTGCAGAAAATAATAAACCTAGATTATTATATTACTTTAAAAGAAGAGGTTATAGAGGTTACTCTATGAATAGGCCAGATAAAGTATATAATAAACTATCAGTAACAGAAAGAGAAATAGGTGGAATACCTAATTCGAGTGAAGATATAAAACAGGCTCATGCCGCGGCAATTGAATCTTATATACAAGATTTTATTGGTTTAAAACCTAATAATCAATATGGTGATTTGTATTTTCAAAGAACGTTACAAGATTGGGCTAAATTTAATATAAACAATAGAACAATGCACGATGCTTCTATTAGTT